ATATGAAACATGTTAAACTGAAGGATCATGCTGAAGAATTTTTGTATGCGGCATACATTAAAAAATACAGTAACAATTTGGTAGAATTTAAAAAATATAATTATTGGCAACCCACCTGGCTTCGTAGTGCCGATCCAGTTGGTTTGGTAGAAGTACAGTCTTGTATAGAAGAAGGTTATTTTCTTGCCAAAAGGGTGTCCAGAGAGTATAATAATGATGTGAGAACTTATATTAGGGAATTAAAATAATGCATGTAATTGTACCAGCCGCAGGTTTATCCACAAGATTTCCAGGCATGAGGCCGAAATACTTGTTGTATGACTATAAACATGATTTGATGATTGCAAATGCGATTGATCCTTTCATAAATCGAGGTTACAAAGTAACAATTGGTATTCTAAAAGAACACGATGAAAAGTATAATGCAAGTGAATTCTTAAAATATGAATTTGGCAATTTAATTAACATCGTTGTATTGGATGAACCAACTAAGGGTCCTGCTGACACAGTATATCAGATTATAGAAAAACTTGGTCTGTATAGTGAGGAAATTCTAATCAAAGATTGTGATAGTTTTTTTGAACACAAAATACAAGAAGGCAATTATGTCTGTGTGTCTAAAATCTCCCAACACGAAGTATTAAAAAAACTTGCATCTAAAAGTTTCACGGTATCTAACAATCAAGGTATCATCACCGATATTGTGGAGAAAGAAGTAGTATCAGATACGTTTTGTGTTGGTGGTTACAAATTTTCTTCAGCATTACTGTACAAAGAGTCTTTTAAACGTTTGACAAATAATCGTGAAGTGTTTGTTTCAGATGTTATTGGTATGTTGATTGGTGATTTACAAATTTTCAAAGAAGTTGAAGTTACTAACTATACTGATGTTGGAACATCACAAGATTGGTTTGAATACAATAACAAACCTGTAATATTCTGTGATATAGATGGAACAATCATTAAATGTCAAAGTCGTGTTGGTGAAAATAGTTATCAATCTCCTGCAATTGTTTTGCGGAATAATGTTGATAGACTTTTAGAGTTACAGAAACAAGGTGCTCAAATCATCTTCACAACAGCCAGAAAACCATTGTTCATGGAAGAAACACGTAAAATGTTAGATGGTTTAGGATTTGCAAATTGTAGACTCATTATGGGTTTGTTAAATTCTAGACGAATTCTGATTAATGATTTTAATAATGCAAACCCATTTCCACGAGCAGAAGCAATTAATATCTTCCGTGACACCGATGAATTGAATAGGTTTCTATGATACCTGACAAAAATCTATTCATCGTTACTTCTTCACTCAAACCAAACATGGGTGTATTTCCTGATGACCAAAGGTTCTCACAAACAGTTTCATCTTTGAAATCAATCAGAAAGGTTGTTCCAGATGCATTTATTGTATTTTCGGATGTATCTGTAAGGAATCTGTCAGATTTGGAACGTGAAACAATTGCAGGCCTATGCAATGCCTATATTGATTTAAGTCAACAACCTGATGTTAGAAAATTATCAATCAATATGCAGAAAAGTCAGGCTGAAAACGTTTTGATGTTTTATACGTTACATACATTAAAACAAAATAATCTGTTGAAAGATGTAAAACGTATTTTTAAATTCTCTGCAAGGTCCGAACTGGAAGATAGTTTTGATATTACTGAATATGATAATCTGTTTGGTAAATTTGTATTCAAAACTAAAATACCAACATGGATGGCACCTGTACAATTCGGTGCCACTCATTTATTGATTACTAGAATGTTCTCCATGTGTGCATCTTTAGTTGACACATATTTAGGTCTAATTGCAAAAAATATTGATTTAAGTTTTGCTGGGTTGGACACAGAACATGCACACTTCTTAACTATTCCACAAAAAAATTTAGTTGAGTTTGACAAGATACATTGTTGGGGTTGGTTGGCAGGAAACGGTCAAATCGAACATTATTGAGCACTATATATTAAGTCCAACATTTCAAAAAGTTGAATATGTGTGGCAGAATGTATTATAAATAATCTTACGGGCAACCAAAGTGTGTTGCATTTCTAAAGGTAAATCAATGAAAACATTTAATCTTTTTCTTAAGGAAGAAGCAGAAGGCGGCGAACTTAAGCATATTCATCATGCTGAAGACCGTCCATTAATGCACGGCCATGCAGGTTTTGAACATGCACATGAAGCACTAATGAAGGCTCATGCACATATGACTGCTGGCCACAAGTCGAGTAACCTGACTATGAAATATGATGGTTCTCCATCACTTGTTTTTGGTCACCATCCAAAGAACGGTAAGTTTTTTGTTGCAACCAAGTCAGCATTCAATAAGAATCCAAAGATTAACCACACAGAAGCAGACATTGATAGGAACCATGGTCATGCACCTGGTCTTGCAAAAACACTTAAACATGCATTGAAACATCTACCAAAAGTAACACCTAAAACTGGTGTTTACCAAGGTGACCTGATGCATCATGCAGAAACCAAACACCTACATGAAGGTGTTATTTTGGAAGCAAAAGATAGTAAAGTGTCTTTCACACCAAATACAATCACCTATACTGCTCATGGTGATGAAGCAAAAAAGATTAAAAAGTCTAAGGTTGGTATTGTAGTTCATCACAAATACAGTGATGATATGAAAAGTGCATCACCTCATGTTGACCACCACAATTTCAAAGAACATCCAGATGTTCATATTCATGGCGCAGAACACGATACAAGTAAAGTTAAACATTCCGCAGAGAATGAACATGCTTTTCAAAAACACATGGCTGCAGCTAAAAGTATTCACGATACACATGGTCATAAAATGTATGATGCAGTTCACCACAAACACAGTGGTGAAACTGGACACCTATCTACATACATCAATAAGACAGTTAGACATGATGAAGTTCCATCCGTTAAAGGTTTCAAAGAACATTTACATGATGTACATGAAAAACAGGCAGCAAAAGTAAAAACTGAAAAAACCAAATCTGAAAAAACAGGAGAAGGCAAGTCACAGATTGCTCATGTTGAAAAACATAAAGAACATTATGGCAACCTATTTTCAATGCACCATCACTTGGCTCAAGCAAAGAACCACTTGGTAAAATCTTTGGAAACACACGAAGGCCATTATCAACACCATATTGAAGGTAAGAAATCTAAACCAGAAGGTTTTGTTGTACATCATGCCAACGAACCTACGAAATTGGTTAACCGTCCAGAATTTGCTAAACAAAATTTGTTAAAAGTACGTAAATGAAATCATTTTTAGAAGTTATACAAGAAGAAAAGAGTGGTGAAAAACACCATGTCTTTACTTTTGGTAGAATGAATCCACCTACAACTGGCCATTTGAAATTAATTGATAAGGTCAAAGAGGTTGCTAAAAAACATGGTGCAACACATTCAGTTGTAACATCACATTCACAAGATGCAAAGAAGAATCCACTTTCAGCTTCACAAAAATTAAAACACCTGAAACGTTATTCTCCAGGTACACACTTTGAAGCATCTTCTAAAGAACATCCAACATTCTTACATCATGCTGCACACCTACACAAGAAAGGTGTAACTCACCTACACATGGTGGTTGGTTCTGACCGTGTGCATGAAATGAAATCTAAATTACAACACTATAATGGTAAACATGAAGGTGCATTGTATAATTTTAAAAAGATTCACGTTCATTCCGCTGGCCATCGTGATCCAGATGCAGAAGGAACAACTGGTATGTCAGGCACCAAGATGCGTGAACATGCCAAGAATAAAGATGTGGGAAAGTTCAAACAAGGCGTTCCAAGTCATGTTTCCGATGCTCATACAAAAGAGTTGATGCACGATACAAGAAAAGGTATGGGATTACACGAAACTTACAATCGTGGTTTATTTAAAGCCATCTTTGTGACTGGTGGTCCAGGTTCTGGTAAAGATATTGTAATCCGTGAAGCCATCGCAGAGGCTAAGGCAGTAGAATTGAATTCAGTACAGGCTTTTGATTATTTGATGGACAAACAGAAGTTGGCTGAAAAGTCTAATGACTTCCGTAGAGAAGCAATTAGAAATCGTGGTCCTTTGATTATTAATGGACCTGCGGATGACCATACACGCATCATTACAGTTAAAGAAGAACTGGAAGAACTTGGTTACGAGACAATCATGGTATTTGTCAACACAACCAACGAAGCAAGTCAAGAAAGAAACCAACGTCTATCTAAAATGATTGCTGAATCGGTAAGACGAGAAAAGTGGGAACTTGCTCAAACCTGTAAAGAATCTTATACACAGAACTTCGATAATTTCATATACTTTGATAACAGTGCAGAAATTGAGTCGATTGAAGAAGATATTACTGACACCTACAAACAAATAAATACATTCATAGACAGTAAAAACTATGGCGATATCTCTTATGCGTGGTTGGAAAATCATGGTAGGTTAAATCCCAATGAACCATTTAATTATTTTAAGGAAAATTATTATGCTAAGAAAAGTACTAGATTGGTTGAAACTAAAGCCAAAGGTCCAAGAGTCCACAGTTCAGGAGGCCCAAAAGCCGATGGACCAGACGATATCAGTGCCGACAGTAGAGCCAGTGACGCCAATGCCGGAGATATCAAGTGGAACGGAGGTAAAAAGCGAGGAAGTTACATCTTCAAAACCTACAGTGAAGAAAAAACCAGCAGCCCGCACATCCAAGTCTTCCCCAGTCCAAAAGAAAGCAACTTCTCCAAAGACAAAGAAAAAGTAAGTAAGAAAAAGTTTACCGATGTTCCGACAGTAAGTCAAAGACTTAGAAATGTTACGACCATCGGTCAAGAATTCGATACACGCCAACAGGGAACAGTATACCCTATGTCAGGTCTAGGCGATGTAACATATAGAGAACAAGTAGACTTTAAGAATTTTAGAAGTAAGATTAAAGAGGCGATTGATGATCCTGGTGCCAACGACATGGGTGTTGCTGGTACTTTGGGTGGCGCATCTAATAAAGAGCCAATGCAATCTTATAAAGACCCGGACAGAAATGTCACTATAATTAAAAAGAAGAAAAAATGAAATCTTTCAAACAATTTTTAGATGAAGCTAATAGTCAAACTATGAAGCAAGATTCTGATGAAATTAATCGCCAAAAGAAACATTTGATGGACAAAGCAAAAGAATATAGTGACCAAGCTGAACGGGAAAAACATTTCGGCCACGGTGGCGCCGCACAAGCAAAAGCTGAAACTTTTATTGCAGCTGCAAAAAATATCAAAGGAGCATAAATGATTAACTTAAAAAAACAAGACTCTATTGCTGATGCAGTAAAAGAAATTTTACAACAAGAGGCACTAAAGGGCAATCAACACAAGATTGATAAAAACAAGAACAACAAAATTGATGCGGAAGACTTCAAACTTCTACGTAAAGAAGAAAATGTTGATGAGGCTCTGAAAGGCAATCAGCATAAGATTGACAAGAATAAAAATAATAAGATTGATGCAGAAGATTTTAAACTTCTTCGCAAAGAAGATACTGTTGAAGAAAATGCATTTGATTATAAGAGTCCTCGTCAACCAGAACCAAATGGTGGTTCAGGCGTGAAAAAAGGAACTCGTTATGGTGGTTCTAAACAAAAAGAAAAACCAGAACAAGAAGAATCAAAAGAAAAGAATGAATCTTCTTATTTCAAAGAACGTTTGATTGAAAAGGCCATGTTGAAAATGGCTGCTAAGAAAGTATTCAAGGCCTTGACTGGTGGTTCCGATGAAGACCAACGCAAAGACTTGCAACGCAAGATGGGTGTACCACAAACTGGTCAGAAACCAACTCAAAAAGAAGAAGTTGAAATTGTTTATGAAGCAAATATTGAACCAACAAGCGCAAAGTCCAGGTCACATATAAGTAACCTTTCAAATCCTACTGTGAATTCGGTGACTCATCAAGGAAAACAAATTGGTCTAATCACTAAACAACCAAGCGGAGAATATCATGCTCATCATTCTGCTGCAAAGTTGGCTCACGCAAAAAGCGGAACATTTGATACTAAGGATAAGGCACATCAGTTTATTCGTAATGCTCATGCTGATGCTATTAAAAAAGGTACATTAAGTGATAAATTTTCAAAGGCTAATGAAGAAGTTGAACAGATTGATGAACTATCAAAATCAACTTTAGGTTCTTATGTAAAAGGTGCAGCAAGAGATGTTGGTGTTTCTCGTAAACTTAGTGCTGACTTTGAAAATAGGGCAGATAAGTCTAGAAATGCTAGCGCAAAGACAGCAAATTCTAGTATTTCTAAAAGATTCAATGACATAGCCAAAAAGCGTCAGGCAGGAATTGGCCAAGCAGTTGAACGTTTAACAAAGGAAGAAAATGAGTTAGATGAAGTTGCACCTCCAGGTTTTGAAGGTACAGTTAAAGCCATGAAGAAGTACAAGAAGATTGATAATCCATTTGCACTAGCGTGGTCTATGAAAAACAAGGGTTACAAGTCTCACAAAAAGGCTGACGGTTCAGATAAATGAAATCATTTAAAGAATTCAAATCATTAATGGAAGGTCGTCCACCTACAACTCAGATGGACGAACCTTTTGTTACAGATGCAGAAAACAAACCTTTGAATTATGCAAAGGATTTGGCTGCAAAAAGTTTGAAGAAAATCAAGAGTGATTTGACCGGTCAAAAAGATAAGGTACAAAAATGAGTAATAGAGCAGAACTATTAAAATCAATCATCAAAGGCACCTCTGATATTTCGGAAGATGCTTCATTGGACAAATATCTTTTATCTAGAGGTATTAATCCTAAGTATGCTACTAAAGACCAAAAGGTTGCACATTCAAAGACGGGTCAATTTATTAAGTGGAAAAATGACCACATGAGAGATTTAGGTGAAGCAGTTGACAAAAAAGATACAGTTACAATGGATATTCCTTTGTTGATTCGTGTTTTGGAGTTGACCCGTGAAGATATAAAAACAGACATGGACTTGCATCGTGTAGTGGAGAAGTTGATTAACATACGCAATAAAGGTATGTTGACGATGAAAGACTATAACTATATTGCAAAAATTCATGAAGAAGTTATGTCTCAAGTATCTCCAGAAGTTATTGAAAAAGTTGAACGGATTGATGAAATTTCAACTACTGGGTATCACGCAGCTGCCATTAAGAGTAGACAAGATGCTGCTGTTAAAGTAATGTCCAGTATGGGCCAAGACAAACAAGCAAAAACAAAACTTGATGCTCGTAACAGAGGACTTAAAAGATTAAGTGACAGAACATCAGCTGAAATGAAAAAGGCTAATTCTGGTCCACAAAGACCAGCACCAGTACATAAACCTCCTACAGAAGCAGAATTGCGTGGTTACGGCAAAGGTCGTTACATGGGTGATTCCGTTGAACATGACAACGAAACAATGGTAGAAGCACAATCTGCTGCAATTCGTTTTCAAAAAGCACTTCAACGTGAAAAAGCAAAGCGTGAAGAACAAGAACGCAAAGATGCTGAATCTAAAGCTCGTGCAGAAAAACTATTGAATCCACCGAAAGTTAATGAATCTGATTGTTCTTGTTCTGATGTTCCTCCACAGGAAAAGGACAAGAAATTGATTCAAATGTCCAAGTCAGCTAGAATCATTAAGTCTATCTACAAGAAAAAAGGTGTGGCGGAAGAAATGTACGACCACGAAAAAGAAGATAAATCGGTGGCAACATATGGTAAAAAACCAAAAATCAGCACAACCGATCCGAAACAAAGTATGGGTGAAAGAAAACCAGATGCTGCAGCCGTACTGACAGGTGGAACAACATTAACAGGTCAACCTAGAGACACAGTTGAGATTGACCCTATGATGAGAAAACGTCCAGGACCTGATATTCCTGGTAAAAAACAGGTAAGATAAATACAAAGATAACCCTCGGTTAAAAGGAGAAAAAAATGTCATCTTGGGGAAATAACGATAACGCAGCTAACGCACCATACTGGGCCGTTAACTCAACAATGTCAAAACAGAATCCAAACGTTGTGGCACCAACAGCAGCCAACGTGGCCTTGCTTTATGCAAACACCACCAGTGATGCTTATAGAAGCGGCCAAACAATTGGTGTTTTTGGTGTTGACGCACAAGAATCTTTGGCAACACATGCACAACACACTGGTTGGGTACTAAGAACTACAGGTTCTGGTGGCCGTGCTGGTCGTGTTCAGAATGAAGTTTTGGTTGCATTGAGTGGTATGAGTTCAGACGGTACTGATGGTGATGGACAAACTTATGCTAACGTTTCTATTACATTGACTGGTCCAGATAGTGCATCAGTTCTTGCTAATGCAACATACTTTGCTAACGTAACATCATTCACTGTAACACCTACATTAGTTGGTAACACTGCTGCAACATTGACTTATCAATGGCAGTACAACAATGCAAGTGGTTCAGATGGTTGGGCAAACATTCCAGCAAACACCAACCCAATTCAATGGTCTGGTAAGACTTCTGCTACATTGCAAGCACGTCCTGCAACAACAGCTAATAACGGCACCGTATTGCGTGTGGTTGTAACAGCTGGTGACGCAGGTGTAACAGCAACATCAGCTAACGCAGTATTGACTGTAGCTTAATAAAAGGGGCTTCGGCCCCTCTTTAATATGTTTGATGATTTGAATGAAGATAATTTCATGATGTATGCAGTAAAATGCTATACTTCACCACATTGTATTATGTCGGAATTTGAGGGAGACATTAAAAGAACAAAATACCTGAAAAGGTTATTTCGTAGATATAAGGTCACAAAATCCCTCAAAGAACGATTGATTTTAAATCATATCATTTTATTGAATAATGTTTTTGGACGAGAACATACGGCAAGAATATTGTTCTATAAAACTGATGAACGTGATTATGATATATTAAAAACGTTTTTGAGTTACTTAAACATTGCACCAGATATGGTTTATGGCATCAGAGGTAAAAACATAAATGTTGCAGAAATAGCATTAGATCCAAATGTCGCAGAGATATTAGTAAACATATGAAAACACTAAAAGACTTTATCACAGAAAATAAATCAGGAGATTCTTCTCTCCATGATTGGTTCACCAAAAGCAAATCTTCCGATGGAAAACCTGGATGGGTACAACTAGGTGGCCGTTATGCTGGTAAATCTTGTGCTAAACAACCAGGTCAAACAACAAAACCAAAATGTGGGAGTTCCAAAATGGCTGCAAATATGAGTGATAAAGAAGAAGATGCGGCAGCTCGTAGAAAAAGAGCTAAGGATCCAAATGCAAATAGAAAAGGCAAAGCTATAAACGTGGCCACAGAAGAAGTGATGGCTGAAGATGCTTGCACAACAAAAGTAAAATCTCGTTATTCAGTATGGCCAAGTGCATATGCTTCTGGTGCTTTGGTTCGTTGCCGTAAAGTCGGTGCCAAGAACTGGGGCAATAAAACCAAAAAAGAAGAAACGGAATTGATTCCATTCAAGACTTTTGTTGACGAATGTTGGACCGGTTACAAAGCCGTTGGAACAAAGAAAAAAGGTGACAGAATGGTACCTAATTGTGTACCAGAAGAAGTTGAATTGGATGAAAATCATATTGCTGTTGCCATGGGTAAAGAAATGGACGATGAAGGCAGTATGATTATGAATCAACTGGATCAAATGGAACGTTCTATCAATATGATGCGTGAAGTAGTAAAAGACCCAAACATGCAAGTTCCTGCTTGGGTGCAATCTAAAGTGACACTGGCTGCAGACTATATTGAAACAGTTGCTAGTTATATGTCTAGTAAGAATGAAGAAGTTGAACAACTTTTTGATATTATTGAAGAAATGGTAGAAGACTTTGCTATTGAAATGAATGTTGATTCTGAATTGATTTGGGAAGAACTTGAATCGGTAAGTGACGAAGAACTGATTGATGAATCAGCGGCTTGGCAAAGAAAAGAAGGTAAGGATCCTAAAGGCGGCCTAAACCGTAAAGGCATTGCTTCATATCGTAGAGAAAATCCAGGCTCTAAACTGTCTATGGCAGTTACAACAAAACCATCTAAACTAAAACCGGGTTCTAAAGCAGCGAATCGCAGAAAATCATTCTGTGCTCGCATGGGTGGTATGAGAGGTGCAATGAAGAAACCAAATGGTAAACCAACTCGCAAAGCTTTAGCTCTAAGAAAGTGGAATTGTTAATGAAATCATTTAAACAATTCGTGGCAGAAGAAGGTATGGGTGGTGGCGCCATGGGTGCAGCACCAACTAATGCCGTAGGATCAGGAAATGTTGCAGGCACTGGTGGCCAAGGTGGTGAACCAGGTGTTAATAAGAAGAAAAAAGGACCGATACTCATGAAAATGAGTAGACGCAATTCACCGAAAGTTTAATTATGTGGTTATTACAATGGCTTCCTGATTGGATTTTTTATTGTATTTTAATTCTAGGTGTATTAGGCCTTCTTGCGTCCTATTTGGTAAGGTTATTCCCTTTCCTCTACATCTACAAAACTCCCATACAACTCGTTTCTATTGCAGCAATTGCTGTAGGCACTTTTATGTCTGGCGCAATATACGATAATGATGCATGGGAAGCACGTGTAAAAGAAATGGAAGAAAAGGTTGCTTTATCTGAACAACAATCAAAAGAAGAAAATATAAAGATTGTTGAAAAGGTGATTACAAAAACAAAAGTAATCAAGACCCGTGGTGCTGATATTGTTAAATATGTTGACCGTGAAATTGTCAAGTATGACACAAAGTTTGCACCTGGTGGTGTTTGTGAAATACCTAAAGAATTTATTAAAGCACATAATGATGCGGCCGAGGCACCAAAATGAAATACTTACTGTTATTATTAGTTGTTGGTTGTTCAACAACTGTTCCTGTCACCAGAAATTTTCCTGATTCTCCTGGTAATGTTGCGATGACTCCTTGTCCACAATTACAAAAATTGCAAGAAGATTCTAAGTTGAGTGATATTAGTAAAACCATCACTATAAACTATAATACATATTATGAATGTGCTGTTAAAAATGACGCATGGATTGAATGGTATCAAAAACAAAAACATATATTTGAAAGTGTGAAATGACAGAAGAACAAGAACAAATAAAAGAACGTACTGGTTGGATTATTACATTTTTGGCCGCATTTCTGGCAATTACATCATTACTTGATGGTGGTAATTCATCACAGATTTTAGATAATACAATTGAAGCAAATAACGTTTGGTCTTTTTATCAAGCAAAAAGTATTAAAGGTACTCTAGCTGAAATGGCATATGATAATGCTATTCAAAACGGTGACAAAGCCAAAGCAGAAAAATTAAAAGCCAAAATAGAACGTTATGAATCTGATCCTGCAACAGGTGAAGGTAAAAAAGAATTGATGGCAAAAGCTCATGGAATTGAAGAAGAAAGAGCAGTAGCAGAAATGCGTAGTCCTTGGTATACGTATTCTAATGCTTTTTATCAAATTGCAATTGTTATATTGGCCGCATCTATGTTGACAATGAGTAAAAGAATGTATTGGATTGGTATCGCTCTCGGTGCATTTGCAATGTTGTTAATGACTCAAGGTGCTTTTTTATGGTTACCGATAGTATTATAAGGATTAAAAAATGGAATTGACAAAACAACAACTAAAAGAATTACTTCCTAAAAACCCATACATTGACCACTGGCACCACGCATTAGCAATTTTATTGCCGGATTATGAAATCAACACACCAAAAAGAATAGCAGCATTCGTTGCTCAGTGTGCTCACGAATCTGGTGGTTTCATGGTTCTTAAAGAGAATCTAAATTACAAAGCTGCATCACTACGCAAACTATTTGGCAAGTATTTTCCAACTGATGAACTTGCACAACAATACGCATCTAAACCAAACAAACAAGAAGCAATCGCTAATCGAATCTATGCATCACGCATGGGCAACGGTGATGAAGCATCTGGTGATGGTTATAAGTATTGTGGTCGTGGACTTATTCAATTGACTGGTAAATCTAACTATCAAGCATTTGCTGATTCTTTAGAAATTTCTCCAGAAGAAGCATCCGAATACCTTGCAACATTTGAAGGCGCAGCACAATCTGCATGTTGGTTCTGGGAAACAAATAATCTAAATCAATATGCTGATAAAGGTGACATTTTGACGATGACTAAACGTATCAATGGTGGTACAATTGGACTTGAAGATAGAATTAAACATTATGAACACGCACTACATGTTTTAGGAGCATAAAATGTCTTTCCTATCAAGCATGCTTGGTGATGGATCCGGTGAAATCAGCAGCAAGAGAACAATTACTTTTCTTGCTTTTTTAATGTGTTGCACTGCTTTCATCTCCAACTTGTTTTGGGGATTGAACATGGATGTAACGATATATCAAAGTATGATGTATATTGTAATTGGTGGTTTAGGGTTTACTGTAACAGAGGCCTTTGCACCTAAAAAATAAAAAGGTAAAGCAATGAAAACAAAAATAATATTAATTGCTTTGTTATGTTTAGTTGGTGGTTGTACTGACCGTTTTAGATACCCATGTCAAGACCCAAATAATTGGGGAAATGATGAGTGTAAGAAACCAGCTTGTGAAGTAACTAGAACTTGTCCTGGAATGATACTCAAGGAAAATAACATAAGTACTGCACCAGTTGAAAATAAGATTGACAAAAAAGGAGATTGTAAATGATTAGAGAATTATTTGTGGATTCACCACGATACACAGGTCAAGAATTAATGGACCGTTTGAAGTTTTTTATTGGTATTATCCTTGCATTAACTTTATTCGGTATTGTGTTTGTTGTTTTATACAGTTTAATCTTTGTAACACAACCACTAGATGCAATCAGTCCAATCGACAATAAGTTTTTTGAATTGATTATTCCAATCGCAACATTCTTGACAGGTACATTATCAGGTATCATGTTGGCTAGTACACCAGAAGCACAAGCAAAAGCATTGGAAGCAGCGAACAAAGGATGGGATAGACCACCATCACCACCTCCTGCGCCGACAACACGTAGTATCTCAGTTACACCATCTTCACCAGTAGATGCACCAGTGACTGCACAAGTAGTAACAGGATTTGGTGGTAAACCAGCACCTGCACCAGCACCTCAACCAGAAATTTAAGGAACTAACATGAAAAAATTATTCTTTACTCTATGCCTAGTGGCATCTTCAACTGCATTTGCTGGTGGAGAAATCAAAGAAGTTTGCCATGATAAAGTGGACAAAGCAGGTAAACCAGTTTTAGATAAAGCTGGTAAGCCAAAACAAGATTGTAAAAAAATCAAAGTCCACAAAAAACTAGAAGGCACAGAAGTTCCTGTGAAGAAATAAATGGCAACAACAGTAGAAAGAATCGGTATTGTTGAAACTAAGGTCGAAAATCTGAATGAAAAGATGGACGAACTTAAAGTTGATGTGAAAGAAATGCATGATTGTCTGGATAATACTAGAGATGGTTTATTGAAAAAGCTAGATGATATGTATGAAGCATCATGTACACAACATGCCGCTTTAGCAAAAGAAATATCCACAATTAAATCTCAGAGAGATAGGTTGATTTGGACATTTGCCGGTATTATTGCCGCAGGTGGTTTCTTTGCTGGCCATGCAGATAAACTGATTAAATTATTTACCTAATCTGCACTTGACTTCTCAATAAGTTCCTGTTACAATCACAGGAACTTATTTTTTATGGTTTCGTTATGTCCGTTTTTATTGATAGAGCATTTTTACTGAGAGTTTCACCAAAACTCCAGAAATTCACACAGAAAAAGGAAGACCTGTATAACTTCAGGTGTCCTCTCTGTGGCGATTCACAAAAGAACAAGGCCAAAGCACGTGGCTATGTTTATCGTAAAAAGAACGACTATTTTTATAGTTGCCACAACTGTGGTGCTTCTACCACATTCTACAATCTCTTAGATAAAGTTGACCCCAACCTGGTCAAAGAATATGCATTGGAAAGGTATAAAAATGGTGAACAGGGACGTGACAATTACGTTAAACCAACTTTCGATGAATTCAAATCTGAAACCCCGAAGTTTCGTGTTAAACTCAATATCCCGACCATTGAATCGTTACCAGAAGAACATTTTGCTAAGATGTATGTCAACTCCCGCAAAATACCAGAGTCGTTCCATGCACACCTATATTTTGCACAGGACTTTAAAGGCTTTGTTGAAGGTCTAAAGATTGAAAAGGACGGTCTTATAGATAATGACCCACGTTTGGTTATTCCATTCTATGATGAGGATAAAAATCTTGTGGCTTTTCAAGGTCGTGCCTTAGGTGAATCTAAACTCAGATATATCACCGTAAAGACAGATAGTGATAATCACAAGTTATTCGGAGTAGACAGGATCAATCAGGAAGAAACGATTTATGTCTTGGAAGGTCCTATTGACTCTATGTTTCTAGACAACGCCGTGGCGACTGCGGATTCTAATTTAATGGCTGCTGCCAAACACTTTGACAAGACTAAAATTGTTTTGGTGTATGACAATGAACCACGGAATAAAGAAATCGCCAAACAAATGGAGAAAGCCATTGAGGAACACTATAGTGTTGTGATTTGGCCGGAAATGATTGAAGAAAAGGATATTAATGATATGATATTGAGTAATTTCTCACCTGATGAAATTCAAGATATCATAAGTAAGAATACCTTTGTGAATCTTAGAGCAAAAATGGAATTTATTAATTGGAAAAAGGTATAATTATGAATGTAAAATTGATTTCATACACACAGGGTACAGACGGTAAGAATTTGTTAGAACAGGTTGCTTTTGCAGCCAGAGTCTCAAATCCTGCCAATCAAAATAATACCGAAACATCTGAAAAGTTGGTTCGGTATCTTATCAAAAACCAACATTGGTCACCACTAGAAATGGTGAGCATTTGTTTAGAGATAGACACTACAAGAGATATTGCAAGACAGATTTTAAGGCATCGTTCTTTTTCCTTTCAGGAATTTAGTCAGCGATATGCTGATGCGTCCCAGTTAGGATTTGAATTGAAAGAGGCAAGGTTGCAAGACATGAAAAATAGACAGAACAGTATTGTTACTGATGATGGACCACTTTCAGTGGCATGGCGTCAACATCAAAAACAAGTTATGGATCTAGCTGAAATTTCTTACAAATGGGCATTGGCCAATGGTATCGCAAAGGAACAGGCGAGAGCAGTACTACCTGAGGGTATGACAGGTTCACGCTTGTATATGAACGGAACGCTTCGTAGTTGGGTACACTATATACAACTCCGTAGCGCAAACGGGACACAGAAAGAACACCAAGATGTTGCATTAGCCTGTGCTGATGCCATTGAACCAATCTTTCCAATGATTAAGGAATATGTAAATGTATAATGATGTAGTGAAGTTTATTGAAGCATGTGACCAACCAAAAACAGATTCCAATGCTTTTCTTTATGCAAATTTGATTGATGAAGAATATCAAGAATTTGATAATGCATTACATGATAAAGATGAAGTAGAACAACTTGATGCTTGTATGGATATGATTTGGGTTATTCTTGGGTATTGTTACATGAAGGGTTGGGATGTGAACGGTGCATGGAATGAAGTTGCCCGTTCTAACCTCATGAAGATTGATCCGGAGACAGGTAAAGTAAACAAAAGAGAAGATGGTAAAGTGTTGAAGCCAGAAGGCTGGACACCTCCACAGTTAGAACAATTTACAAAATAATAATAAGGCAAAAATATGGAAGAATATCTAGGGATTAAAATTGATTTAGAAAAGGATAAACTGTTCGATGAGTTGGGCATTAAACGACTTAAAGAAAGTTATATGAGAGAAGATGAAACATCACCACAACACAGATTCGCCTTTGTATCAAAAGCTTTTGGCAGTAACACTGAACATTCTCAGCGCCTTTACGATTACGCCTCTAATCATTGGCTCAGTTATTCTACTCCAATTCTTTCTTTTGGTCGTAGTAAGCGTGGTCTACCCATTAGTTGCTTTCTTAACTTTATTGAAGATACAGCGGAGGGTCTAGTTGATAATCTATCTGAAACAAATTGGCTTAGTATGCTTGGTGGTGGTGTGGGGATTGGCTTCGGGATACGTTCAACAGATGACAAGTCTACTGGCGTCATGCCACACCTTAAAATCTATGATGCAAGTTCCTTGGCTTATCGTCAAGGGCGTACTCGCCGTGGCAGCTACGCTGCTTATCTCGATATCAGTCACCCTGACATTACTGCTTTCTTAGAGATGCGTAAACCAACAGGTGACCCTAATGTGCGTTGCCTAAACTTACACCACGGTATTAATATTACTGATGATTTCATGGAGATTATTGAAAAGTGTATGTTGGATCCAGAAACGAATGATGACTGGCAATTAAAAGATCCTCATACAGGTGAAGTAAGAGAAACAGTATCAGCCAAACATCTATGGCAACAAATCTTAGAATTACGTATGCACACGGGTGAACCTTACATTCACTACATTGATACAAGCAATAGAATGATGCCTCAATTCTTAAAAGACAAAGGATTGAAAGTTCACCAGTCAAACCTGTGTTCGGAAATTATTTTACCAACAGACAAAGACCGTACTGCTGTTTGTTGTTTGTCTAGTTTGAACTTGGAGTATTATGATGATTGGAAAGATAACGAACTTTTTCTTCGGGACGTGGCTGAAATGCTCGATAATGTCCTTCAGTACTTCATTGATAATGCTCCTGATAGCATTTCACGAGCAAGATATTCAGCTAGCCGTGAGCGCTCTATCGGTGTTGGTGCTTTGGGCTTTCACGCATATTTACAGAAAAAAGGAATTGCATTTGAAGGTGTAATGGCCAAAGTTGCAAACAATCAAATCTTTAAACATATTAGAGGTCGTTTAGATGAAGCGAATCAAATCTTGGGTACCGAGCGAGGTGAAGCTCCTGATGCTGTCGGCAGTGGCCAGCGCTTCAGTCACCTTATGGCTATTGCTCCAAATGCTTCTTCGTCTATCATCATGGGAAATACTAGTCCTAGTATCGAGCCTTACCGTGCTAATGCTTACCGTCAAGACACTCTTTCGGGATCATATTTAAACAAGAACAAGTATTTGGACAGTATCATTAAAGGTCTTACACAATCAGAAGATGAATACAACGATATTTGGTCATCAATTATTGCAAATGATGGTTCTGTGCAACATTTAGATATTTTGGATGAGAATCAAAAAGCAGTATTCAAAACATCAATGGAAATTGACCAACGTTGGGTAATTGATTTGGCTGCTGACCGTCAACAATATATTGACCAAGCACAGTCATTGAATGTATTCTTCCGTCCAGATTCAAATATTAAATACTTGCACGCCATTCATTTCATGGCATGGAAAAAAGGTTTGAAAACACTTTACTATTGCCGTTCAGAAAAATTAGCTAAGGCTGATAAAGTATCTAAGAGAATTGAACGACAAGTCATCAAAGAAATTGATATGACACAAATTGCTCAAGGAAACGATTGTATTGCCTGTGAGGGATAAATGAAACCTACAATTGCTTTGTTTTTACATCAACCAAAATGTTCAGTGCAATCTGGTAATGGAATAATTAAAGCATTAGAAACACATTATAATTTTAAAATATTCACAAAGCACGAACTAGAAAATGACTTCTTCGATAATGTCGATATTGTTGCTTTTCCTGGTGGTTTGGGTGATAGTGATAGTTTTGATTTTTTGTTTAAAGATAATTGCCAGCGCATTTCTGATTTTGTTCATAACGGTGGTCGTTATTTGGGAATTTGCATGGGTGCTTATTGGGCTGGCAATGATTACTTTAATTTTTTGGATAATGTAAGTGTTGAACAATACATAACTCGACCAAATACAGACACACGTAGACCCCATGCAAAAAACTTAAAAATCAAATGGTTGGGTAAAGAAGAAAAGATGTTCTTTTATGATGGTTGTGCTTTTGGTCCAGGACAGTATGAGATTATTGCAAAGTATATGAATGATGATCCAATGGCAATCATTCAAAATAGAGTGGGTTTAATTGGTTGTCATCCTGAGAGTCAACCACATTGGTATGAGTCGTATAGTTGGATGAAAGGACATTATCATGACGGAAAACATCACAAACTATTATTAAATTTTGTAAACGAATTAATGGAGAGATAAATGAAAATATTAAGATTTACCGCATCATGGTGCCAACCATGTAAATCATTGGCAAAGAATTTAGAAGAAGCAAACTTGTCAATACCAATTGAGGTGGTTGATATTGATGTTCAATCTGATATTGCAGTTGAATATGGCATTCGTGGTGTGCCAACTTTGGTGTTGACTGATGGTACAGTTGAAATTAAACGATTGGTTGGTTCAAAGACAGTTAAAGAGTTACAAGAGTGGGCAACAGTATGATTAAAAAAGTATCAGAAACTAAACTAACGGAAGAAAGAAGTTATTTCAAACCGTTTAATTATGCATGGGCTTACGATGCATGGTTGAAACACGAACAATCTCATTGGCTTCACACAGAAGTTCCAATGCATGAAGATATCAAAGATTGGAAGAAAGTTTTAACCAATGAAGAAAAACAATTCTTAACACACATCTTCCGTTTCTTCACACAAGGTGATATTGACGTTGCTGGTGGTTATGTTAAGAATTATCTTCCATATTTTCCACAACCTGAAATTCGTATGATGTTGATGGGTTTTGCAGCACGTGAAGCATTACACGTTGCCGCTTATTCACACTTGATTGAAACACTTGGTCTGCCAGAAGCAACATACAATCAGTTCTTAGATTATCAAGAAATGAAAGACAAACATGATTATGTTTTGGATCTTTCTAGTAAAAATGGAGATGCTGCTTCAACTGCAACTCACATCGCCGTGTTCAGTGCCTTTACTGAAGGGATGCAGTTGTTCAGCAGCTTCATTATGTTGTTGAATTTCCCACGCACAGGCAAGATGAAAGGCATGGGTCAAATCGTTACTTGGTCTATTGTTGATGAAACTATGCACGCTGAGAATATGATTAAATTATTCCGCACATACATAGAAGAAAACAAAGATATCTGGAATGACGAACTTAAATCAAGAATCTACACAATCGCCGAAAAGATGGTTGAATTGGAAGATAAGTTTATTGACCTCGCCTTTTCTATGGGCGCTATGGACGGTCTTTCTAGTGAAGATGTTAAAAAGTATATTCGTTATATTGCTGATAGGCGCCTTATATCTCTTGGTCTTAAAGGCATCTTTAAAGTGAAGAAGAATCCTCTGCCTTGGGTAGAAGAAATGATTAACGCACCAACTCACACCAATTTCTTTGAGAATCGTGCTACTGACTATGCTAAGGGTGCATTGTCTGGAGATTGGGGAGATGTTTGGGCCACTAACTAAAGGGAAACACAATGTCAACAAAAACAATAACAGCGGAGTGTAGTAACTGTGAATCCAGTTACGATATGATTTATATGGAAGAATTAGTATCAGAACAATTACCAGAATTTTGTCCGTTTTGCGGCGAACCCATTGATACGTTGTCCGAAGAAGAATATATAGAGGACGATGAACTCAATGATGATGATAAATGGAACGACTGAACTGGTTATATAACGATAAAGATTTTACAGAAGATTTAATTGGTGAGTATTACGGGTTTGTTTACCGGATTACCAACATGGTGGACGGTAAACAATACATTGGTAAGAAATTCTTTTATTCATCCAAAACAAAACAAGTCAAAGGTAAGAAGAAACGTTTCAAAGTTTCCTCAGACTGGCAAACTTACTACGGGTCTAATGACATCCTGAAAAAAGATGTTATAATGTACGGAGAGGACCAGTTTAAACGAGAAATCATCCACTTATGCAAGTCAAAAGGTGAATGTGGTTATCTAGAGGCCAAAGAACAATTTGTCAATGGTGTTTTGGAGAGTGACAACTTTTACAATAATTGGATTATGGTAAGAGTGAGAAAGTCACACATTAAAGGATTACAATGTTAGAAGTGTTTAGAGATATGACCGATTATGATGTATTGTTCTTTCTACCTGGTGAAGAAGAAGATATGTTTAGAATTGAGTCCTGTAAGTATAAGGATCCCGGTAATCAGATTGGTGGCAGTGAATTAGGTCCAGAATATACTGTTGTGTTGTTTAAATGCAACGATGAAGATGGTACTTATGACCATGATAGTTTTGATGCTATTCTTGCCGATCCTAGGATTTACATTTCCGGTTTGATTCCCCAAGACTGGTATGGTTTAGTTGCAAGAAAAACAACAACATCCCAATCTTTTGTAAAAGATATGATTGACAAGTTCAAAGAAATCTGATACAATCATTTTATGGAAACAATTGAAAGTTTATTATGATTCTCGTAGACCTTAACCAGGTTTTATTGTCTGGCCTCATGGCACAAATTGCAAGCCAAAAAGGTGTGAAGTTGGAGGAAGACCTCATTCGTCACATGATTCTAAACATCATTAGGACACACCTAAGAAACTTCCGTAAAGATTATGGAGAGGTTGTACTATGTTCTGACAACCGTAAATACTGGCGCAAGGAGTTTTTTCCTTTCTACAAAGCTGGTCGCAAAAAGTCCCGTGAAAAGTCCGACCTAGACTGGCACCTTATCTTTGATATGTTAGCCAAGTTTAAGGTTGAACTCAAAGAAAATTTCCCATATAAAGTTATTGATGTTGAAGGTGCAGAAGCTGATGATATTATTGGCACACTTGTACCTCGTCATATCATGCATGAAAACATCCTGATTATTTCAAGTGATGGTGATTTCTTGCAATTGCAAATGTACAATGGTAAAAGTAACTTTACAGTTAAACAATACAATCCTGCACAAAAGAAATTTATTGTTTCGGAAAACCCACTGGATGAATTGAAAGAGAAGATTATTCGTGGTGATAAAGGTGATGGCATTCCTAATGTACTATCTGCATCTGATTGTTTTGTACGTGATATTCGCCAAACACCAATTAGTAAAGGCAAACTGGAAAAGTTGATGGAGAAAAACTATGGTGATTGGGAAGATGAGAAGGCTAAAGTTGGATTCTCACGCAACCAGACACTAATTGACCTGAGAAACATTCCAGGTGATATACAGTCGAAAATCATAAATAATTATGAAGAAACAGTGCCTGCATCTAAAGGCAAAATTTTAGACTATCTTATTGCTAACAAACTTAAAAACTTAATTGATGTTATTGAGGAATTTTGATGAAGAATCTTTATGAAGTATTTGACGATTTTGAAAATGCAAAATCAAAAAAAGACAAGATGGGTGTGATTCAACAAAACCTATCACAAACACTTGTCAAAGTTTTAGAACTAACTTTTCATCCACAAATTCAGTGGAAAGTAAAAGAGTTGCCCGACAATTACAAAGTGCCAACAGATATGTTGCCTGGACTAACATATGACAGTTTGAATGCTCAATTGCGTAGACTGTATATGTTCAGAGAAGGTGATCCAACGGCAGAATCACTTACACCAAGACGCCGTGAAGAATTGTTATTACAAATTCTTGAATCTATTGAACCACGTGAAGCGGAAGTTATTTTGGGTATTTTCCAAAAAGATTTGGGAGTGAAAGGTCTTGATTATAAGTTTGTCAAAGAAGCTTTCCCAAATCTTTTGCCATGACCAAAGAAAAAGTAATCGTTACTGCTGGTGAGTTTGATCCACTATCAATCGAAGAACTACGATTCTTACAAAAATGTAAAATGTATGGTCATTGGTTGATTGTTGGTATACATTCGGATAATTGGATGGAATTGTGTCGTGCTGGTTCATATCAAAGTTATGGGCACCGTCACGAAATAATCCAAAGTCTGAAATGTGTAGATGAAGTGTTTAGGTTTAACGATGATGATGGTAGTGTGTGTAATTTGTTGAAACTTGTTAAGTTGTGTTATCCAACGGCTGATATAACTTACATTTCAAACCAAGATATGCATGATATGCCAGAAACTAAAATCCGTGGTATTAAATTTGAAGTTCTAAAATAGGAGTTTATTCAAAGTGTCAAAATTTGTAGCTAAATTTCGCAAAAGCGACTACAACGAAGATTATGAGTTTATGCCAAAGCGTAAACGTAAAGGTGAATTTGAGGAAATGCGTAAAATGAAAAAACGCAGGTACGAGGATTATGATGGTGAACCGTCATATAAAACTGGTACAAACAAATATAGAAAAAGTTATTAATTTTCATGGTGTTGTAAATCTGCAACACAACAGTTGACTTCTGTGACAGAATATAGTATAATACACTATAATTTGTTGGAGTTTATTATGATTGTTTATGGTCACATTCGGAAGTCAAAACAAAAAAAGGCACCTCGTGCCGTGCGTGAGCAATATGAACAATGGCTTGCTTCGCATCAAAAACCCACAAAAATCATACATACCAACAATAAGTTGACTGGTTATACATTGTCGGCACCTGCTGGCCGTGAAACCAAGCACTATCCGTCACTTGATACTGGTCTTGGCACTGCTACAAAGGCAGCACCAAAGGTTTACACTGGCACAAAAGTGATGGGAATTGCAACAATGCACAAATCCAACGCTGTTCCTGTTTTTAATAGTGAAGAAGCGGTAGAAATTTCAAAAATGAGGCGCTAAAATGAGTAAGAAAATGAGTTTTGTTGTAAAATTACAACGTCCTGTGTGTCGTACACCAATTAAACCGGTGCAGGCACACAAAAATGTCGTAAAATACAGTCGTAAAGACGAAAAAAAGGCGATTTTGTCGCAAATCACTGCTCTAGGAGATTAAAATGTCGCAAAATACTGAGCTAATTGTACCGGCTGACTTGGTTTGTGATGAACTTGAGCCATATAAACGATTGGAAAATGTCATGAAAATCTGGGCTGTCGCTTCCGTACATGAGGATGAGCAAGAGCAGTACAGAAAAATGAAAGAGTACTATGAATAATTCTTGGACAACCAATTTAATTGAGGCCGATGACGGATCAGGTGATGCAATCTTACAGTTTCCTGACGAATTGATTAAAGAAAAAGGTTGGACAGAAGGAACAGTACTAAATTTGAAAGTTGAAGAAACACCAACTGGTAATGTTTTGATTATTACTGAGAAAATATAATGGAATTATCTGGATCAAAATCACTGTTAGCTAAATTAATGGCAACAGAGAATCTTATTGTTGAACATCGTAAAGTATCGACCGCATCATTTGATGTGAGAAACCGTATTTTGACTATTCCCATTTTGTCAAAGGAATTGTCAAGTTATATGTATGACCTGTTTACAGGCCATGAAGTTGGTCATGCTCTCTACACACCACTAGATGGCATGTTAAAAGCCAAACAAGATAAAATCAATATGAGTGTTTTGAATGTGGTTGAAGATTCCCGCATTGAACGCAAAATCAAATACAAGTATCCTGGATTGAAACATCCATTTATCAAAGCCTATGGTGAAATGATTGAAGATAATTTCTTTGAAACTAAAGGCAAAAACCTTGACGAATACAATTTGATTGACAGAATCAATTTACATTGTAAAGTCGGTGCATCATTGACCATCAAATTCACCGAAGAAGAGCGTGAATTGTTGGATGCTGTCGAATCAACTGAAACTTATGAAGAAGTGATTGAAGTCACCAAGCGAATCATTGAGTTTATGAAGATGCAAGAAGAAGATGATATCCGTCAGGAAATTGTCCAAAAAGTTCTTGGTGTAAAAGGTGATAAATCCGAAACACCACCAGAAGAATCATCTGATAATAAAGAAGAAGATGGTAATGAAGGTGATGGTGAAACACAAGAAGATAAACCAGAAGGATCAAATAAACCAGATAATTCTGATAAACCAGATAATTCTGATGGTGATGACGATTCCAATGATGAAACACAACAGAACGAAGAACCAACAAATGAATCACAGGATGAATCTCAAGAGCCAGAAATGACTCCTGAAATGGAAGAACTGATTGATAAAATGGTTGAGAAAGCCATGGAAGAATTCATTGGTTCAAAAACTGATGAAGCACAACATCGTAATGAGAAAAAGATTTACGATACATCTGGTGGTGAGTATTACTATGTTAATATTCCAAAAGTCAATACTGATTTTATTCTAGGTTATAAAGACCTATATCAACGATACAAGAAAGATGGTTTTGATACAAATACAAAACAGTATTTGAAGTATCGCCGTGAATCAGAAAAGGTTGTTTCTTACTTAGTTAAAGAATTTGAATTGCGTAAGAATGCCGACCAGTTGAAACGTGCAAACATTTCAAAGACTGGTGATTTGAATATGGCTAAAATATTTTCTTATCAATTCAGCGAAGATATTTTCAAAAAGATAACGGTTGTTCCTGGTGGTAAATCACACGGACTTGTTATGTTTTTGGATTGGTCTGGTTCTATGGTCGACCATATTGCAAACACAATGAAACAGTTGGTTAACTTGACTATGTTCTGTAAGAAGGTTAATATTCCATTTGAAGTGTATTCATTCATCGAACATCCTGCTTCTGACAAGGAATTCAAACAAATAGCTAAACAAGGTGATATGGTATTGAGTAAATTTGGTCTTGCAAATATACTTTCAAGTCGTATGAGTTCAAGTGAATTGACTTTTGCTTATAGTGCTTTGTTTTCATTATCTGGCATTGGTGGTCGCCCAACACAACAACCATATTGGATGTCCATGTCTGGTACACCTTTGAATGAAGCAGTAGTAGCTGCAATGGATATTGTTCCTGAATTTCAAAAGAAATATAGGCTGCAAAATGTCAATACAATTTTCCTAACTGATGGTGAAGGCCACAGACTTAACTCAAAATTTATGAGTGAATCTATACACGATACTGAAAACTACATTTATTCAAGGACATCAATTAGTAAAGTTGTTATGTGCGATCCAGTAACTAAACACCAAGAAAGTTACGAACTCTATTACAGTGGTATGAATCAAACAAAAGCTTTGATTAAATTATTGAAGTTGAGAACAAATTCAAATGTTATTGGTTTCTATGTTGCCAATGGTCGTGAGTTTAGTCGAAGAATCTTTGACTTCTTTCCAGAATGTCGTAATAATTATAACAAAACGGAAGAGAAGAAAGAAATTTTTAGAAAGAATAAATTCTTGATTGCTGAAGATAGTGGTTTTGATGAATATTATATTCTACGAACCGGCGGCCTAGATACTGATGAGAATAATAAATTCGATACTACTGAAGCTTCAACTACACGTAGTCTTGTAAATGCTTTTAGCAAGTATGCAGGAAGCAAAGTAAACAATCGGGTTATTTTGAATCGTTTTATTGATTTAATTACATAGGAGTTTAAATGAAATTATATTCAGAATATAATAACTTAAATAAAAAAGCAACTGTTTCCAAAATGAAATTGGAAGGATATGATAATTCTTTTCAAAAGTGGGAAGTCACTTTATTCATTGATGGTCGGATGATTCAAAAAGTCACCACACATAGTGAAGAAAAAGCCGAACACATTGCTGAAGATTTTGTACAGAATGAGAACGGTGGTGCATCATCACTGTTGAGTGAATATGTCTGATATTGATGATATGCCAAATCCCAATCAGGTCCTCAAAGACCTGTTGGGTCGATGTAAAGAAGCCAAAGCATGGGAAATTTCATGTTTCGTGGATGAGGCTTGGGCACCCAATGGTAGAATGCCTTTTGATATGAAAATCAAAGATGGCATTTTTACCTGTAGGGTAATTGCTGCAACTAAACTGGAGGCAGCAACCATTGTTGGTAATGAACTGCCTGTTATTAAATTTATTGATGATTGATATGAACAAGCAGACCAAAGAGATTTTTTGTATTGCACAAGAAGAATGTGCAGAAGTTACACAAGCCATTTCTAAAATTTTCCGATTTGGATTTGAGTCAGTACATCCAGTATCTGGCAAGAGTAATATGGAAAGTTTAGAGGAAGAAGTTGGTGACCTCCTTGCAATGATTGACATTATGGTGGAAAAGTGTATAATCTCAGATTCAAAGATTAATGCAGCCAGAATGGCAAAAAAAGAAAAATTGAAGATTTGGTCCAGTATTGAATTATGACAGACGAAGAAGTTTTTAAGTTGTATGAAGATATGTTGAAGGTATATGGTGTATTGCCAGACATTGAACATGAGCCAATTCAATTTTCACATAAAGTTAAAATGTATAAACACTTTCATATGAAAAGGAATAATAATGGCGATACCGGGAATGTTGATTGACATAGCAACAGTTACTTTGAATTTCGACTCATATGATACACCAATCGGTGGAAAATTAGTTCGTGCTACTTATCGTTTGAATTCATGGGAAAAGGCAAAGTTTTCAGATGATGAATACAAACAAAGGTTGAAAGAGAAACTTGCCATGGAAATGGCATCTTTTATTATTGAAAATAAATTGGCTGAATTTACTCAGTTGCATGATCCTACAGGAATGAGTGATGTCATTGCAATCAGGTGTTATCTAGCACCAGATGACCAAGTAAGAATTTTGAGAACACATTATGGAAACATTCGATAATTTTGAAAAAGAAATAATCCTCCAGGCCAAATCAACTCTTATAGAAAATTTAAAAGATAAGTTATTGGATTTTCCAAAACACTTGGAAGTTTTTATTAAAGATAATGGAGTTTTGAGTGGTGGTAGTATATCATCTATTTTATGGAAAGAAACACCAAATGATTATGATATCTATTTGAAAAGTGATTCTGATGTTAAAGCATTCCAAGGTGTAATAAGGTCAGATGAATACCACCACCTGATTAAAGATGTGGACGAAAAATACATGGACACATTGAAAAATGGTAAACTGATAACTGTCAACGCCACGACATTTAAAAATGGTATTCAAGTGATTACCATGAGTGATGCTTCACAAAGACTAGAATTTGATTTCATCCACTGTATGCCTTGGTTGGATCTTGGTAATGAAACTTTTTACATTTCCAGAGAACAGTATGATTCCATTAGGAAAATGACTTTGATAAAGAATCCTAACTATAAGATGCACCTGTCAAACAAGCGTATCTCTAAATATACTGAAAGAGGATGGAAATTTAACGAAGTGTTTAACCAAGTAGAATGACACCAAAAGTCAAAACAATTTTAACAGTATGTGGTATTGTGGCAATCTTTCCAATATTAATCACACTGTTAATATTGTTGCATGACTTTTTGAACATTATAGTAATTTTCATTACATTTGGTTCTTGTATTGTCTTAACCTGTTACGGCCTATATCAAGAAATAAATGAAGAACTTAGACACCGCCATTATGTACACGAGATGTTATATCATGGTAAATCTAAAGAATATGCAAAACGATTAGATTTCTACTTAGATTATTTTGGAGTTGGTGAATATAAATGAATGAAAACAAAAAGTACTCAGAGAAGAATGACGCTTACTATGATGAGCAGACCAACGAATGGTTGGAAGAAATCTGTGACGATCCGGATTGTGACCTCTGCGTAGGTAGAACACCGACACCAATGACCGATATTTTTGTCTTTGGTTCTAACCTGGCTGGCCGACACGGTGCTGGTGCCGCCAAGTTTGCACTAGAAAACCATGGTGCCATCTACGGGCAAGGAATTGGTCTACAAGGCCAGTCTTATGGTATTCCAACCAAAGATGAGAATATACAAACACTCCCATTAGACAGAATTAAAGTATACATTCAGGAATTCCTAGACTTTGCTTCCTCTAGACCAGATTTATATTTTAATGTCACTGCCGTGGGCTGCGGCCTCGCTGGGTACAAACCAGACCAAATCGCACCGTTTTTCATACAGTATCCAAAGAACGTCAAACTACCCATGGAATTTCTAGATGTTCTCTATGCGCCGTTGAGGAAGACCTAATGCGGTATTTCTGGATGCTGCTGAAGGTACTTGCAATGCTTCTGTATACGTTTGTGCTTTCAGTATTGTTCATCACAATACTTGGTCTTGGTTATGGTATTATCAAAGAATCTTACAAATCTCTTACAGTAAAAGAAGTCGAAGAATGAGAATCACATCTACTAGGGAGGCACATATGTCTTGGTTCAAAAAAACACCACCAAAGAACCCACCAAAACCAAAGAACACAGTACATCCGCATAAGACCAGTCCAATCACACAGAAACACATGGACGAGGCCAAGAAAACAGGACCAGATAAGAAAGCATAGTAATGAACATTCAATATATTATTGCGGGCAACCATAGCCAATATATGAATTGGTTATTTAAACAAAAGAAATGGTTATATAACCAAGATAACATTCATTGTCAGTATGTGGGTGGACCAGATATTCTCAGAGGAATAAGAGATCCACACGGTGTCTTTATCGGTACTTGGTATGAAAGAAAAGATATAGATGACATTCTGATGCAACTTGTTGCTGCCAGTAGAGTAGATAACCCAGCTTTAAGAAAAGCAATTGATTATTATGAGGATAAACGATATGAACGAACGAATTAAATCATTATTGGCTCAGGCTCATCTAGATGTTATGGAAAATCTCGGTGATATTGATACTAATGTAGTTGCTGAAAGATTCGCCGAGTTGCTTATAGACGAATGTATCACCCAATGTAGTAAAGCGTTAGTAGAGCACACTGGACAACCATCTGTCACACATAACTACGCAGTTGGATTATGCCAAGACAATATTAAAGAACATTTCGGAGTTGAATGATGAACGAACGAATTAAAGAACTTTCGGAACAGGCTACGGTTATACGAGGTCGTATGCGAGTAATTGACGAAGAAAAGTTAGCCGAGTTACTTATTCAGAAATGCGTTGCTATCTCAGATGATTATGTGAAAGATTGTACCTGTGAGGAACATGTAAACTGTAAGCATCCTAGAAGCGCTATTGGTAGAAAGATTAGAGAATACTTTGGAGTTGAAGGATGATAGAAATTTTTATACCCGTTCTGTGGGTTTGTATTAACACAAACTGCGAATTCATGCAGGCTGACGGTTACTTCACAAAAGAAGAACAGTGTGAGTTATCCATAGAGAATGAAAAACAACATATACATGAATTAGTACGCAGAGCCGGTCAAGGGACTATCACAGTCTTAGAAGGTACTTGTGTAGATGCCACCGTTAAGGGCATATATGAAAAGAGAGTGAAAGATGAGAGACAGTAAAGTACAGAGACTTTCAGAGATACTTGAGAATTCTTTGTTGAGTGATCCAGTAAGGTATTGTGAAGTGTATAGGGATATTGGTTGTACCCATGTAGACGGTTATCTGTGTGATATGAGGACATGCGATATCCGGCAAAAATTCCTCCTGGAAAAAAATTTCGTGGATCCATTGGGAGCCCCCAGAAAATAAAATATTGGAATAAAGAGTTTGACCTGGTGTGGCTTTTTATTATAATCAACCATCCTACTGCTCATCCCACCCCCACCATGAGCCAAAAAAAGGGGCGCCACCCACCAGAGCAGCGCCCCAAACCCCCCATCCAGCCGAGCCTCAAGGGGGAAGCGAATTCAAATTAAGCAGCCACAACCTGTAATTTAATAACCTTTGCCATTTTGCGGCCGTGTGCCGGATATCCAACCACTGCCACTGCCTTATCATAGCAAGCACGGCAGCCATTGCACTTGCCGCCATGCTCATATGCTTGGCACAATGTCACACCAGCAGGCACTGTATCAGCTGAAGGTAAAATTGTAGAGCCATGCACGCCTTTGGTATATGTACCATCCACAGCATCGCTACTACGGCGGACCATGACATTAGGCAGTGCCTCCATTTGAGCCAGTATGGCATCAAATTTAGCGAATTTATACATGCGGGTTGGCAACCAGTGCTTTACATGGGGCGTAGCTGCCATTACCTCGTACATTTTAACGGCAAGGGAAAGGGAGTACATATCGCCGCTATCAAACCAACGGAAGAAGCTTTGCTTTTTGAGAGCATCCACCATGGTGTCAACCCAGCCAGCTTCCTGCCATGCGGCTTTATTGTCAGCACGGACTGCCTTAGTACCTTTGAAGGAGTAGCAACCAGTGGTAGCGTAGCAACCGGAACAAGCGTCAACCAAAGCACCTGAAGCGCTGATGGAACCAGGACAGGTTTCCAGTGCTTGCAAGGACCAGGACAGGATATTATCTAATTTAGAGGTTTTGGACAGCTTGTTCATTATTCGTTCGCTTTCTTGATTTGATGGAAGGAGTATATCATTGCCACTGAAAATGGCAACTGTAAACTTTTTTCTTCAAGCCACCAACTGGAGAATTAAATTGGCTCCCTTGGTACATGCACCAGCACAGGCGCTTGCCACCGTCAGCACAGCGGTGTTATAATATGCGCCCACCAAGGAACCAGTCAAAAAAATGAATACTTTCATACTGCTCTCCAAAAAACCATGTCCATGCATATTGTCAACAAAGCGGCAACCATCAGGACAAAAAGGATGGCTGCCTCGTATTTTGCAAAATCTATCATATTGTGGAAACGCCTGCTTTGATTTTGGCAGCCAATTCATTGGCTTCACCGCCGAACACCACGCCCTTGGATGGACGCTTGTTGGCTTTCACTGCTTTGGCACCAACAGCACCAACTGATTTTGCAAGCAGCTTCTCCAAGCGAGCCTGTGCCTTAGCAATTGCTGCTTCACGCTTTACAGTGGCTGCAGCGGCTTTGGCTTCAGCAGCGGCAATTTTAGTTGCCTTTGCCTGCTCACGGTCAGCAATAAGCGAAGCACGGAGAGCAGCGATAGCAGCACGCTTTTGGCCAGTGGTCAAGCCGTTAACTGAAGCGCAGGGGAAGAAATAATTGGACATTTTTTGTTTCCTTTTTTGTTTACGATGGAATGGATTCTACAGGTTTTGGTGAAAATGGCAATATACTACTTTTTTATTCCAGCGGAATGGTCAATTATACCAATCCTTGAAGCAATTGGCTGACCCATATTGCTCTGCTGGAATCAACCACGTGGCCATCGCTGGTTTGTATATGGACCCGGACAACCCGGTCAGCCTTACCAAAGCGCTCACCAATAGGATCAATACCAAGCACCGTGCTGATATAGAACCAGCCACGGGATCCAAAGGTGCGGATATCGCTGGTAAACTGGTCGCCAATTGTCACTTTATCATAGGATGGATTAATTGCCATTTCGCTTCCTTTTCAATTCACTATGGAATGGAGTATACAGGAATCCAATAGAATGGCAACTGTAAACTTTTTTCTTCCAGTGGCCTGTGTGGTTATACCGAAGCCACCTTTTTGGTCTTATGCGGACCAGATACAATGGACAGGCCTTGGTCCGTGCAGTATTGGTCCAAAGTGATGGTCGGATTGGATACATTTAGAGCCCATCGCAGGGGCTTGGTGGCACCAGTGCCATCCTTGACCTTGTACCAAACGAAGCGGATGTAAGAGCATTTATTCATCATGGAATGGAGTATACCAGAACCAGAGGGAATGGCAACCAATACTCCAGCGGAGCAACTGAGAACTTTTTTCTTATATTGCCAAAAGCACGGATTCTGGTATAATGGACGCATGGTTTGAACAGCGGCACTGGGAATGGACGTGGAGGCTGGGCGTTGAAAACGGAAGTACTCAACCGAAACTTTTTTCTTACACCGGCACTCAAAATGTAAACTTTTTCATTACAGCCAAAAAACTGAGAACTTTTTCAGTATATTGCCATTCCATCCAAATAGTGTATAATATCATTTTTAACACAGGAGTATTACAATGGGCAAAATGAATGCTTTATCATTACGATTGGCAGAACTAGAGGAAATGCTGTATACTTTTGGTTTAGGACATGAACCCTTTATACAGGAATGCAAACTTTTGTGTGAATTGGGGTTTGCCGATGAAGTACAATGTATTATCCATGAATATGAAACAAAAGTATTCAACGGCGAACTAGAGAACTTCTGAGTAATACTTTGGTTTGCGGTCGGAAAACCTTTGTAATGCTTTGAGGTGCCATCGTGCCTACAGACTAAGACCAAAGCATTACAGTATTCTTACGACATTACTGCGTAGGTACTACAAAATTGCACTTTATTGCACTTTATGACACCACGATGCACTATATTGCATTATTATTACAACTTTTTTCTTACACCTGGCATTGGTTTAACCTGAAAGTACTAACTAACCTTCAAACCCAACGAAGTTATACAAAAGTACTAATTTCCTGCGACAACGAAGTGATAGGTAAACTTTCCTACTACTGGTTATCCACAGCATATCCACAGCAGGTGAAGGTAATACTTTATTATTCCATACCATAAATGGAGTACTTTTTGGTTATATTGCCATTTTCTGGTTTTTCGCTTATAATAATACCATAATTTGAAAACGATAGTACACAAAGGACAAAATGAATACTATTTTCTTCTCTCGTAGGCAAGAATTAAGAAAAGATTACTATGTAATACCTTTTTCTTGCTCTGACTTGATGAATGTTAATACGGAAGTATCACATCGTGACAGGTCGGAAAGTGACCATAAAGTAATAGTATCTGTGACGGATCGTATTGCTTTAGCATTACATAAAAACGGATACATTCTGCAAGGTATAAACTTTAGTTCTATGACGGTTTCTTGTACTGTGGATGAAATGCAGGTGAATTTGAGTACTTTAGTATCACAGCGGTGAAATGGAATACTTTTGCACTAGGTTGACAGGTGCAGGATTTTCTGGTAGAATGATATTTTATCGGTTAGGAAATGACATGATGACAAAAAATGAAACTATAGCATTAATTATTGAACACCTTGTGAACCAAGGTTATAATGATGCAGATAAATTTGTGAACTATGTTACTACAATTCTTCCCATGATGAGTACGGAAGAGTTACAAGCCGAGTTGGCGTGTTTAGAGGAAACTTTATGATGACATTTGAAGAAAAAGTGAGAACTTTTCACGTACTGTATGAGTTGTATCGCAGTCCCGGTAATACTTCCTTATTCAAAGGCGTGCCTGTTGAAATGCGGGACCGAGTACTTGCGTATTACAAAGCTGTTGGTCAAAAAGTAAAACTAAGGTATCGTGGTCCTCGGGCACATAGAACCTTTCGTTCACAAAATACTCGCCAAAGCAGTTGTTTGCAGTCGGATGCTACTACTTTTGCAGTATACATCAGGTAAGAGTCAGGATGTAAACTTTAGTTCTCCAGTCAGGTAAACGAGAACTAAGGTGTACAGGTTGACAAGTAGGTAGGTTTTTGATAGAATCCTTCCATCAAATAGAAAAAGGAAACAAAATGCGAAACGAAATGATTATTGAAATGGTTGATGAAATGTTGGATATGGAAGGTGATGTTATCATTGGTAATTTGACATTCTCACGCTCACATATTGTCAAGCGCCTTGACCCCATTGCTTATCGTCAAATGGCGTTGGATATTGTCAATTCTCAAATTGAGGATTTGCAGTATGACTTGGAACGCTCGGATGATGAGGATGAAATTGCTGCAATTAATGAGCAAATTGCTGAGTTAGAAGATTTTTCATTCTGATAGGTAAAATTAAATGACTTTTATTGTTTTTAATCGTTCGGATGTATTGGAGATTCTACGATACACCAGCTTGAAGTTGGTGCAAGTAGGTGACCTTTGGGTAACAGCAATGGCATCGGATGCAGATATCCAGACTTTTGAGTTAAATGGTTGGTCTTACAGAAAAGGTTGAGGTAAAAAAATGTTTAATCGTGAAAAAGCAATTCAGGAATTGGTTGATAATGATTTTGATACCGTGATGAATTCTGATTATGGCGTGGAATTGTTGAGGTCCATATTAGATTCAGGTTTCAAAGGTTATCGTGCTATGTCCGATGAAGAATTGATTATGGAATTGGAACAGCGTGATATTTACTATTTGTTTGGTTCCGATGACGATGATGGTCAACCTGACGAAGCGCAGGAATGGCACGATTTTGATCCAGATTGTTGAGGTAAAAAATGGATAAAGTGATAAAATCAACGTCCTACGGCGAGGTGGGTATTGATACTGAAGCCAGTCCAGGTAACGGTTCGTACTATGTTAAAATGTATGATGGTTCCTATGATGTGGTGGGTTTTGATACACTTGAAGAAGCATGGGCTGAGTTAGAATATGTGGCCTGCGGCATTGTTGATGCAGAAATTGAAGATTAATTAAGGAAATATTATGAAATTGCCTTTTGATTGTATGGTTTTGGATACTGAACCAGTTTTGGTTAAAAATAGATTTTCTGGTGAAGGTGTGATGTTGACACCTGAAGCAGTTGCCGTGTACGATACCATCATGGGTTCTGAAATGATTGGCGATTATAAAAACGTTCGCAAAGGACTGGATTGGTTTCGGAAATACTTTCCAGAAGAATATATGGTCCTTTTAGACTGAGGTACAAGTAATGACTAACTTGGAATTACGTACAAAACTGCAAGCAGCACAGTTGTTGCTTTCTGATGTATACCATTATGCGTGTGAAAATGGTTTTATATCGTTAGAATCACAAATGAGTGTTGCTGATTCGTGTATTATTGAAGCTTTGGATGAATTGGAATGATTATGAAAGATTTACAATGGGTTTATATGTTGGATGTGTTGGCAGGTGCCAAATTCACCAACTATGGTTTGCAGTGTTTGGCAGAATTGAATTGTGGTGATGTAAAAGAACGGAAAGAATATCTGTTGCTTACCGAGCGCCTATATGTACCAACTAAGGCGGAATTGTTTGCAATGCAATAATACTTGACCTAGGAAATGGAGTACTTTAGTATTACATTGCCATTTCCTAGGACTCCTGTATAATGAAACACATTGACAACTTGATAGGATATATTATGGAATTTAGAACTGACAAACCTACCCAATCGGCAATGTATTTGGTCGACCGTGGTATGCAAGGCAAGTATTATCGCCACTACAATGCAGAGACCGATACATGGTCCCTGTGCGGTTCCACGCTTGATGAGGCCGCTTCAAATAAAGACAAACCAAGTCCTGTTGGTTTCTTCCCATGGGTCGGTCCTTTGACTGGTCCAAACTATAAAACCGAAATGAAAGAACCAAAGGTCAAACCTGAACGCCTGAAAACAGCAAAGGCAATCAAAGCAAAACCTGCCAAAGCAGTAACTGCCAAACTGGTTATTACCACTGTTGGAAATACCCGTGTTGGTTCTATTGTCAAAGGCACCAAGACTGTGCATCCCGATGGCACCGTGTTCTATCGTGAGGATCGTCAAAAATGGATTGCCATGATGAATGGCAAACAAGAAGCTGCTCGCCCTACACCTGAAGCGTGTTTGGCATTCTTAAAGAAAAAATACAATGTGGAAGGTGTGGTGTTGAAATGAAAGTGCATACTGTTGGATTATGTGACAAAGATGGTGATGGTAATATGAGTTTTGCATGGAATAAAACACAAACTGGTGTTGCATTACAATTGGAAGATATGTTTGGTAATGTAGTAAATGCACAATTCTATAAAAAAGATTTGGCTAAGACATTGAAAAGATTGTTGAAGAAATTGGAACAGGAGTAAATCATGGGTTTAGATATGTACGCTTGGCGTGTCAAAGCAGAAGATGCCATTGGTGATTTTCTAATTGAAAAGAATGAGAATGGTTCCAAAGTAGAAGAATTCTTTTACTGGCGCAAACACCATGACCTGCATGGTTGGATGGAACGCCTTTATCGTTCAAAGGGCGGTCCTGCTGAATCGTTTAACTGTATTCCTGTGCGGTTGACCACAGTTGATTTGGATGCCTTGCAGCATGACCTGTTGAATGGTACACTACCAGAAACCACTGGTTTCTTTTTTGGTAATAACCCACCTGATAAAGAATCATTGAAGCATGATTTGCAATTCATTCAAGCGGCTCGTGATATCATTGCTGCAGGCGATGCCGTTTACTACGATTCGTGGTGGTGATATGAATATGCAAACAATCTTAACATTTATGATTGGCCTATTGGTAGGCG